TTGGTCTTGGGTGCAAACCAAAATATTGAAGTTACTCTAGCAGACAACGCATTACAAATTAACTCAAATATTGCAAATCAAAACTTTAATCTTAAGAGTTTTAACGGTAGCGGTTTATTAACCAGCTTATTTGTCAATGCGGCTAACGAATGGGTCGGTATCTACACAGATAATCCAACAGCAACATTAGATGTTAATGGTGATACACGTATTAGAGGTACATTAACCGTTGAAGGTTCGATGACTACCATTAATACAACTAATGTTGAAATTGAAGACTTATTAATTGAGTTGGGTAAAGTAGCAACTCCAACAGACACCACAGCAGATGGCGGTGGTATCAGCCTTGCCGGCGACACTGACAAAACAATAACTTGGGGACAAACTACAGATGCTTGGAATTCAAGCGAAAATTTTAACCTTGATACTGGTAAAGTTTATAAGATTAACAATTTTGAAGTATTAAGTCAAACAACACTAGGCAATACTATAACTAATGCTCCAGGTTTAACCAGCGTTGGTACACTAAGCCAGCTACAAGTTGATAACATTAACATTAATAGTAACGTTATCAGCTTTGTAAATAGCGGTATTTCTAATGGATCTATAGTGCTTACACCTAAGGGTACCGGGTCAATTAACGTTAGTGCTTCTAAAATTACAAATTTACAGTACTATGTTGATGGTGTTGGTGCACCTGACTCTTCTAATAACTTTGCAGATACAGACGTTGCACCAGTAGGGTATGTTAACTACAAGTTTAGAAATATACCTCAAGGTGTTTCACTAGCAGTAGGTGCTTTAACTGTATCACAACTGTCGGCTACTATCTTATCTAAGATATTCCGCCCAGCAGACTTTGAAGAAAACACATATTTAAGGGTATATTGCCCTGATGCGCTAGACGATCCGCTGAACGGACACAGCTCATTATTTTTTGAATACCAGTTGATTGGCCCTGTGTGGGTTTTCCAGCAGTATATATAAGAGCCAAAAACGCATAAATACTAGGAATAAGGAATAACGGAAAATGCCATATACCATTAATAGATATAACGGACAAGTAATAGCCACAGTTGCTGATGGTACTATTGACAGCACTACTGATTTAAAATTTATCGGTAAGAATTATGCTGGCTACGGCGAAGTCCAAAACGAAAACTTTTTGTTTTTACTAGAAAACTTCGCAAATACCACTCAACCACCTAAACCACTTGCCGGCCAATTATGGTATGACAGCGGTAATAGTAAGTTAAAGTTTTATGACGGAAGCAAGTTCCGTACAACCGGCGGTGCAGAAGTAGGAACTAATGCTCCAACAGGTTTAACTATCGGTGACTTCTGGTGGGATAGTACAAACAAGCAATTATACACATGGGATGGATCAACATACATCCTAGTTGGACCACAAGGTGTTGCTGGTTCACAAACAACACAGATGCGTTCACGTTCAGTTCGTGATACAACCGGCGGAACACACGCTATTATTGAAGCGATTGTTGATGGTGAAACAATTTTCACAGTAAGTTCTGATGCAGAATTTACACTAGATACAAATACAAACATTATTAACGGTTTCTCTGTAATACGTAAGGGCTTAACATTAGCTTATACTACTACAGCAGGTTCATTGTTAGGACAAACTACAGCAGATCACAGATTCTGGGGTACAGCAACTAACTCAGAAAGACTAGGCGGTGTTGCTTATTCAGACTTTGTACAGAAGGGTAGTGCTATATTTGATACAGTAGTTGCGTTTTCTGATGCTGGCTTCTCAGTTGGTGACACACCGCGTTTACGTGTGTTTGTTTCAAACGCAGTACCAACAATTCAAAACCAATTAAATGAGAAAATTCGTTTCCAAACAACAGTTGGACAAGCAACTAAGATTCCTCTAGTATTGGATGGTGCAGACGTTCTTCCTGGTTATGATAATCAAACAGATATTGGTTCTTCATCATACAGATTTAAAACAATCAATGCTGTAACATTCTCTGGAACAGCAACTAAAGCTGATTCATTGTATGTTGCACAAGATGATTATAGAACAGCAAGCAAAGAAGCAAGTGCTGGTACAATTCCTGTAAGAACATCTAGCGTAGAATCAATTGGTGGTATTAATATTACTGCTGGTGCGCTAAAAGCCACATACTTTGTTGGTACAGCAACAGCCGCAAACTACGCTGACTTGGCAGAAATGTATCTTGCTGATGCAGTATATGAAACTGGAACAGTATTAATGGTTGGTGGTGATGCAGAAGTAACTGCATGTGCTATGGGTTCTAGAGCAATTGGTGCTGTAAGTGCTAACCCTGCATATTTGATGAACAAAGATTTAGTTGGCGGAACTGTAGTAGCTCTAAAAGGAAGAATTCCTGTTAAAGTTTACGGTCCAGTTAACAAGGGAGACGAACTAGTTGCAGGGCATTCTGGTGTTGCTATGGTAGACACTTCAGCAGATCAAGAAGGTAAAACATTTGCGATTGCGTTAGAAACAAATACAGAACCAGGTGTCAAACTTGTAGAATGTTTGGTTCTTTAATATATAAATACCTAAGAATTTAAGGACACGACATGGCTGGTGTAAACACGTTAATTGTAGCAAGTGAGTACAATGTAATACAATCTAAGATTGCCACTATTATGGGCTCAGGAACGGGCAACATAGGTTACGGACAAACTTTAGCAAGTTCTCAAGTTGGTAGTTACGATAAAATTACTGTAACCCAATGGAACAATTTACGTAACGACATCATTCGTTGCCGTCAACACCAAACAGGTGTTACAATTGGTTCAAAAGCACCAGGCGATGTTGGATACACAGCAGGTTCGGATTTGCCAATTCCTACATCAAGCACACAAGTAAAAGACTCGTGGCGTGTTGCTTACTTAAACATGGCAACTGATTGCGAAACATACGCACTAACAGCACCTCCTCCAAGCAGTCAAGCAACACGTTCTGACTTGGTATCTCAACAAATTAGAACAGCCGCATGGAACGGAACAATTAGTCAAACAGTTGTTGTTACATTTGGCTCAGTTGACGAAGCACGTTGGTTCTTTAATACAGGCGGACAGATTGAATTCAGTTCAGACCGTTCTGGCGGTACAGCAGGTTTGAAGAACGTTACTTGGACAACCATGTTAACTAACATGGGTACTATCAAACTTAACTATGATGTTACTACTACAACTGGTACTGGTACAACTAGTACTATTGGTTGGTATGACTTGACAACATCAGACAACTTAATATTTGAAAAAGATGCACCAGCAGGTGCATACGCACCAAACAAGTACTATATCTATGGTCGTGTAAACAGTACAAGCGATCGCAGAGTTGGTTACTTTACTATTCACTGGGGCGACGATTCTCCAGCACCTCCAAGCTATCCAGATCCTGGATTTGGTATTGACGAAAACGTTGACGGTACACTAATTAGTACAGTTCAAGTTTATCGTGCTTCTGGTTCGAACGTTTCACGTCCAGTACCAAGCGCAAGTACAACACCAATCGCTTAAAATTTTCAACCATACTCGTTGACAAGATAATTAAAGTAGTGTATTATGTACATTACGGAGTTATCTATGGACGAAAGAATCGAAAAAGCATTTGCTGTTGCCAACTATATGGCAACGCTGTCAAATCAACGTAAAATAGTTTTAGAAGAATTTAACCAAAAGTTAATTCATTACGAAAACGGTGGAACTTTTAAAATTGGTCCAGAGTTGATTAATTTTACTAAGACAGTACTGGACTTGGAATATACACACGATGTTCCGTTTGTAGACGTTAATAATTTTCCTGTTGTAATCACAGATGTGCAAAAGTTCTTTGACACAATCCTGTTAGCATACATGCAAGCACTTAATGAGTACTCTATTAAGTTTGCTGATATCAAATCTAAGCGTAAGATTGGAGACATAGTTGAGCTCTAATGGTGCGCTAATCTTTGCACATAATAATCCAGGTGTTGACTATGTAAAGTTGGCAGTATATGCCGCCAACAGAGTAAAACAGTTCTTAGATGTACCTGTTAGCATAGCCACTGACAGTAAGGACTGGTTACTAAGCATGTATCCAGATCATCCGTTTGAACATATTATAGAAGTTGAAAATGAAAAAACTTCTAATCACAAAATATTTTATGATGGCACGTTAGATTTTAAACCGCTAGAGTGGAAAAATCTAACACGTTTTCGTGCTTACGATATTACACCATACGACAAGACGCTAGTTTTAGATAGTGATTATATTCTTAATTCCAGTATTTTAAAATTAGCATTTGACAAAGACACACCATTTCAAATTTATCGTAACAGTATGGATCTTGCAGGCTGGCGGGATGACAGTAGTTTTATAAGATTAAATTCCTACAGTATTCCGTTCTACTGGGCAACAGTTTTTGTATTTGAAAAAAGCACAATTACACAAGCGTTCTTTGATTTAGTACTGTATGTAAAATCTAACTGGTTATATTTTAGAATGTTGTATGGTATTGAACCTATCGCATTTAGAAATGACTATGCGTTTAGTATTGCCATACATTTAATGAATGCTAAAATAGAAGGCGGATTTGCTGTAGACTTACCAGGCACAATGACTTACATTTTAGATAAAGACATTTTACTAGAACATAAAGATACAGCTATGAAATTTCTAGTTGAAAAGAAAGACCATAAGGGCGAATATCTTGCGGCAAAAACAAAAGACATTGATGTTCATGTTATGAACAAAGCAAGTCTTACACGCATTATCGACGGAGGTTATGGTGTCTAAGGGCTTTTTAATTTTTGCAGAAAACAGCAAAGCCTGCAACTATGTAGAGCAAGCATACGCATTGGCATTAAGCATTAAAGCCAGTCAAACTACAGTTACGTCTGTTAGTTTAATGACAAACGATAAAGTTCCAAAAAAATATCAAGCAGTATTTGACAACATTATTCCAATTCCGTGGTCAACTGAAAAAGTAGAATCAAAATACAAAGCAGAACACAGATGGAAATTTATTCATATAAGTCCATATGAAGAAACTATTGTATTAGATGCTGACATGTTATTTTTAGAAGACATTACTGATTGGTGGGATTATTTAAAAGACCACGATATTAAGTTTTGTAATAGGATAAAAAATTACAAGTTAGAAACAATAGATAAGGACTTGGTGCATAGGCGAGTGTTTGTTGAGAACAAATTAACTAACCCATACTTTGCATGTCATTATTTTAAAAAATCTACTAAAGCATTTGAGTTTTACAAAGCTCTTGAATTTGTATGTAACAACTGGGAATGGTGTTATAGCAAGTTTGCTCCTGAGTGGTATCAGGACTGGTTAAGTATGGATCTAGCAACCGCAGTAACAGTTGAATTAACTGGACAATATGAAAGCGTTATTGATAATGTAAGCCCGTTAGAGTTTGTACATATGAAAACCAGCATACAAAGTTGGGATATGGTTTACGCTAGTTGGCAAGATGCTGTACCGTTCTTGCTTAATAGCAGAGGCGAATTAATTGTGGGCAATATTAAACAGCCTAAATTATTTCACTATGTTGAGAATTCTTTTCTAACAGAAAAGATACTGTCAAAATTAGAGGCATTAGCAAATGGCAAAAAAGAAACAGATTGATCTAACGCCTAAATACTATGTCTATTATGACAGAAAGACAGGTAAAATATTGTCTGTTGGCAACGAAAAAGATGCCAACTATGACCACGGTATTGAAACAACATTTGATGAAGTGGAAAAATTAATTGACGGTTCGTGGTCGATGAAAGATTACATTGTTGGTTATAAAAGACAAATTGACGGTGAGTTAAAATTAGCAATTATTCCCAACACTGACCAAGGATACATTTTTAAGAATAACGTATTTGAATGGATTACGGAATCCAACGATAAAGCAGAGTGTATTGTAACATGGAACGGTGTTAACAAGTCTTGGGACTTTAGTTTGAGTCCAGCAGTTAAGGCAGTTTATAGTGACAGTTTGTTAGCGCCAAAGTTGGTATTTTTTGTTACATTAGAAACAGACTTTGATTTTTTAGTTAGAACTATTTTTATAGAAACATTGGACCTGATGTCATCGGAAAGTATTTCAGTTCCATTCACAACTAAAATTGAACATAGACAAGATAGAGTTTCTATCAGTTCAAAATTAGTTTTTAAAACATATGGATTGCGAGTTATAAATGATTAAAATTATAGAACAAGATATCATCTTTTTAAGTTACGATGAGCCAAACGCAGAAAAAAATTATGCAGATTTACTTGCTAAAGTGCCTTGGGCAAAGCGTGTACACGGAGTTAAGGGCAGTGATGCCGCACATAAAGCCTGTGCCGCATTAAGTGAGACAGAATACTTTGTTACTGTAGATGCAGACAACATTGTCGATCCGGCATTCTTAGAAGTTGAAATTGATATAGATGCACTAGGACTAACACCTGATCATGTGTTTAGTTGGTGCGGAAAAGTTCATGTTAACGGGCTTATGTACGGCAACGGTGGCTTAAAATTATGGACACGTAAATTTGTCAACAATATGCGTACACATGAAAACAGTGATCCTAATGATACTAAAGGTCTTGTTGAGTTTTGTTTTGATGACAAGTACTATCAATTCAATGAAAACTATAGCGAGAGCTTTACTAACGCAACACCGTTTCAAGCATGGCGAGCAGGCTTCCGTGAAGGTGTAAAGATGTCATTGGATCAAGGTGCAAAGATAGGCGACCTTAGAAAAATTTGGTGGCAAAATTATCATAGACTGTTAGTGTGGTGTAGTGTTGGTGCTGATGTGGAAAACGGCATTTACAGCATACTAGGAGCAAGAGAAGGCGCCGCATTAACCAATTGCACAGATTGGGATTATGCTAATGTTCGTGATTTTGATTGGCTTACTACATACTGGAACGAGCATTATGAAAATGCTACGGAAGAAGAAAAAACAAAGCAAATTAACTTCTACGGAAAAGAGTTGCGAGATAAATGTAAAATTGAAATTGCCAATCTTGACAGCGCAGGCAGTCGCTTCTTTAAAACTGTATACCATAACACACCAAGGATAATTCGTAATCGTGTTTGATATTGTTTTTATCAGTTATAACGAACCTAATGCAGATGAAAATTTTGCTAGGTTAAAAGAACGTTTTCCTTTGGCAAAACATGTTAAAGGAGTTAAGGGCATACATCAAGCACATATAGCCGCGGCTAAACGTGTGTTTAGTCCTATGTTCTGGGTAGTAGATGCAGATGCAATTATACTAGACTCTTTTAATTTTGATTATCGAGTAACGCCAGAAGAGTATGACATCGTGCATGTATGGCGCAGTCGTAATCCTGTTAACGGATTAGAATACGGATATGGCGGTGTTAAACTATTACCAAAAAAATTAACATTAGAAATGAATGTTAACAGTACTGATATGACAACTAGTATCAGTCCTAGATTCAAAGCTATGGAAGAAGTTAGTAACATTACAGCATTTAACACAGATCCATTTACTACATGGCGAAGTGCATTTAGAGAATGTTGTAAACTGGCAGTAACTAACAATGACGAGTCTAATGCAAGATTAGATGTATGGTGTACAGTGGGTGATGAAAATGCTATAAAAGGCGCACTCGCCGGACGAACATATGGTCAAGAAAATGCCGCAGATCCTGCGGCACTATCTTTAATTAATGACTTTGACTGGCTTAAGAACCAGTGTCAACAAACTCAGAAACCATAGGAAACACTTCTGCAATAGCACAAGCACACTCCTTAGCAACAAGTTGATGTTCTAGTTGTGTGCCATTTGCACTACGCAATTCGATAAAGTGTACCCAACTACGTAATGTGCCATTCATGTACAAACGACTTACTGTGTTGCCTTCTGGTAGAATTGCACGGGCCTGTTCCTTAGCAATACCACGTTCGATAGCTTCTGCATAAGTTGAACGTACTGTGTCAATAATGAATTTTTGTTTAGCGTCCCACCATGCTTGTAGTTCTGCATCATCGGTAGCAATACTATTTTGACGGTTCTTTGTATCTTGAAGACGTGCTTCACGAAGTACAAAGTCTAAGTCTTTAGTTGGATCTGCATAACGCTGACTAAACTCTTGGAAGCTAAAACTACGATGACGCAAGATTTGACGAGCGATATCACGAGTAGTTTCAATCTCCAAACAAGCACTAACCATTTCTAACGGACTCCAGTGCTTATGTTTAACTAGATAGCGAATTAGTTTTTCGCTAGTTTCTAAGTTAAATTGATTTGATGGATTGCTTACACGAGCACAAAACGCAATTAGTTCTTGTGCATCTGTAATGCCTTCATCATACATAGCTCTGCTAGGTTTGCTTACAGAAATTAACTTTACTTTCATTATAATTTTCTTTTCTTTAAAAAACGCTGAGTTACTTTTTCAATATCTTTTTTAATTCTATCAGTGTCTAGTTTAAAATCAACATTGTCTATCCTACGTTCG